ACCATTTTTATAGTTTAACGCCCTTGTTAAATCAATGGCTTGTTAAAAATAAACATAACCCCGAGTACATACAAGCACTGCGGGATGACTTTATAGAAGAACATTCTGCCGAGCTGTACGATCATACTGTGACACTTTGTCATACGCATCATCTACTGCTACACTCAATTTATGGTAAAGATCCTTCGTTAGGTACTGCAAAGAAGCAGATGCGATGGGTAGAGATTCAAAGAGAAAAACATGGCTTGGTATGATAAATTATTAGGTAGAACCGAGAAGTTGAATCCAGCCCAATATTTAGATGTTGGTCAGAAGGAAGGTTCCCGAGAACTACACACTAGCTACACAAGAGCGTACGAAGAACTAGAGATAGTGAATCGTGGCGTGAATATGATCGTAGACGATTGTGCTGAGATTCCTACTACTGTTAAGCCTAATACTAACACTAAAGGTGTTATTACAGGTATTAAAAGAGTTAAGGTAGATACACTTTTAAATCGTGAACCTAACCCTTATCAGGATATTAACACTTTCCGCAGAAACTTAATCACAGACTTTATTATAGATGGGAATATCTTTATCTACTATGATGGTGCACATATGTATCATCTTCCAGCAGACAAAGTTATTGTGCATGCCGATGAGCATACATATGTTTCGCACTATACTTTAAATGATGTTGAGTTTTCTACTAAAGAAATTATTCATGTTAAAGAGAACTCTTTCCACTCCATATATCGTGGAGTTCCCAGACTAAGTCCTGCAGCCCGTACGATGAATCTCATGTCATCTATGCGTAAGTTTCAAGACAACTTCTTTAAGAATGGAGCAGTTCCAGGACTTGTACTTAAGTCACCAAACACCCTTTCTGACAAGATCAAAGAGCGTATGATCCTAGCTTGGCAACAGCGTTATAGACCTGATGCTGGTGGAAGACGTCCTCTCATTCTAGACGGTGGTATTGAAGTAGACTCTATCTCAAACATAAATTTTAAAGATTTGGATTTTCAAAATGCAATCGCAGAGAATGAAAAGATTATATTAAAGGCACTCGGTGTACCTCCGATTCTTTTGGATTCTGGAAATAATGCTAACATTCGTCCAAATTTACGACTTTATTATTTGGAGACTATACTTCCTATCGTAAGAAAAATTAATTTTGCAATGACTCGATTCTATGGTTTTGAGTGTGTTGAGAACATTACCGATATTCCTGCTCTGCAACCAGAGTTAAGTGACTCTTCGGCATATTATACTTCATTAGTAAACGGCGGTATTATCACTGCTGCTGAAGCCCGAGATAGATTAGGCTTCCCAGAGATAGATGGTACTGCAGAAATTAGAGTACCTGCAAATATAGCAGGTTCCGCAGTCGACCCAAGTGAGGGCGGCAGACCAGTTGAGGAGACTGAAGATGAATAGCAATAAGGTAAAAAGATTTAAAGCAATCAAGCTGTTAGCAGCTTTTTATGCTCAAGAAAAGAAAGTACACAGTGAAGTAGAGTATATTGCTTTAGGACACCGTCAGCCTGTAACAGGTTCTACTATTAAGTATATATTTGGCGGATATCCTGGTGTACTAACTATGATTAAACAAAGCGCATTTTGGAGTGACCTTGAACAATATACTAAGGTTGCCCCTACGAAGAAGCCAGAAGCTGAAAAGCCTAAGGTTAAAGAAGCTAAAGCACCCGTGGAGCCAATACTTGCTAAAAAGCCTGTAGCCGCTAAACCTGCTAAAGTTGAAGTGGAGAAGAAAGATGGATAAGATTTTTAGTCTTACATCCACGTTTAAATCTGAACAGACTGATGATGGTTCTGTAATGATTCGTGGTATGGCAAGTACTGCAGACTTTGATCGCGCAGGCGATACAATCTCAGCAGAAGCTTGGCAAAAGGGTGGTTTAAAGAATTTTGAGCTAAATCCAATTATTCTATTTAATCATGACTATGATAGACCAATTGGTCGCGCTACTGGGATGAAAGCAGGACCCAATGGCCTAGAGTTAGAATGTAAGATCAGCAAAAGTGCCCCTGGCAACGTTGCTGAACTTGTTAAAGACGGTGTTCTTGGAGCCTTTTCTGTCGGTTTCAGAGTCAAGGACGCTGACTATATAAAAGAAACCGATGGACTAATGATTAAGGACGCTGAGTTATTTGAGGTATCCGTTGTATCGGTACCATGTAATCAGGCAGCTACTTTTTCGCTCGCGAAGTCTTTTGATTCCACTGAGGAATACGAAGAATTCAAAAAAACTTTCACTAATCGTGTAGATCTAGCCGGTCAGTCTCTGGCTAAGGACGAAGCTAAAGCTTCTAATGTAGCTAGTGATAACACACCGAAAAGCGCGGAATTTTCCGCAGATCAGGAGATCAAAATGGACAATCAAAACATCGACTTGGAAGCTTTTGCAAAGAAGGTAGCTGAAGATACAGCTGCTAAAATCGCAATGAAGCAAGCCGAGCAAAAAGCAGCTGATACACTACAGGCTGAGAAAGACGCTTCAGTAGTTGAAGCACAAAACATCAAGGTTAAGACCGGTATTCAGTCTGGCGTTGAGCAATTAATGGCGGACATGGACGCTAAAATGCAAGCTAAAGATGCTGACATCGCTAAGATTCTAGCTGAACATAAAGCTGATCTTGACGAGAAAGCTACTGAAATGGAAGCTATGCAAAACAGCAAGAAAAGCTTCCAAAACCGTGGCAGCGATCTAAGCAAGTTTGGCAAGGAATTCCTCCACGCCTCTGTACTTGGTAAAATCACTGGCAAAGGCTGGGACACTAAATTTGCTCAAGACCTTAAAGAAAAAGTAGGTGTTCAGTTTGACACTAATGCTGGTACTTTAGATACTATCGTTTCAACTACTTTCGAAGAAGAAGTTCGTCTTAACCAACGTGTTGCTCAGTTGTTTAAAGAAATGCAAGTTAACTCTGGCGCAACTGTACTTCCTTTGATGGATGATACTAACCTTGCAACATTCTCTTCAGGCGGAATTGGTAACGGTATCTTAGAAAACCGTACCCAAGTAGCTGCTAACGAGTTTGAATTACGTGAAGTAACTGCACTCGCTAAGCGTCTTATCTCTGGTACCTATATCGGTGCTGATACTGACGAGCAAGTTGTTGTAACTATCTTGCCAATGATCTTGTCTGCTCTAGCTCGTGCTCACGCTCGTGCAATTGATGGCGCTTTCACTATTGGTAATGCTTCAATCGTAGGTCTTTGTGGCGCTGCAGGTACTGACGGATCTGGTTCTTTCTTAGCAGGTGATTCTGCTTCTGTAACTGACTTAGCTGTTAACGGTTCTGCAAATCTTACTGCTGCTATGCTTATGTCTGCACGCGGTGAAATGGGTAAGTATGGTATTAATCCTGCTGATGTTGCTTACATCGTCAACATGGAAGAGTACTACAACCTAGTAAATGATCCTGCCTTCTCTGATATTAGTGAAGTTGGTTCTGATATCGCTGCTAAAGTACAAGGTACTATGGGTTCTGTTTACGGTTCTCCTGTTGTTATCTCTGATCACTTTGCACGTGCTGCAAACAAGACTGCCGCTATCGCAGTTAACGTTCACAACTACGTTGTACCACGTCTGAAAGGTGTTGGTATTGAAAGTGAATATGAGACTGCAAATCAGCGTACTGCTATTGTAGCTGCTCAATCACTCGGATTTACTGAATTGTTCGCTGGTGCCGTAGGCAACCTTCCTTCAGTTCGTGTGGAATACGCTGCATCTTAATTGTAAAAGAGTAATAAAACTTGGGGGTTCGCCCCCGAGTTTTTACTAATGGACTTATAAATGGCAAATTTAATAACTTTAGATGATTATAAAGAAGCGGAAGGTATTTCAAATCCTAAAGAGGATCTGAAATTAAACGCTTTAATTCCGTCCGTGAGTCAATTAGTAAAAACTTATTGTAATAGTTCCTTCGTAGACTATTACTCAACGAACAAAGTAGAAACAATATCTTTAAACTATAATACAGAGGTTATTCAATTAAGTGAGAGCCCTGTAACTTCTATAGTTAGTGTTACAGAGAGAGTATCTTATGGCTCTGCGTACACTACTTTAACAACAGCTGCTTATCAGTATTTTTTAGACACAGATACTGACAGTCTTTTTCGTACTACCTCAGGAGGTAGAAAGAACTGGGCAACAGGACCAGGCGCTGTTGTAGTTACATACAAAGCCGGGTATGCTACTGTTCCTGGAGACTTAAAGTTAGCAGTATTTGATCTACTTACATACTACCATAAAAATGAGTATAAAGAGCGCAAAGTTATGGCAGGAGCCTCTATACAGAATGCATCTACTACTAGTCAGAGTAATAACGTATCGTTTCCAGACCATATAAAAAGAGTGCTGGATCTCTATAAGAACTTCTAGTGGCACAGGCAAGACAGTTAGTATTTCTACAAAAGTTACATCAAGAGTTATCTGTGTCTAGTTCTACATATAGAAAAATGATAGTAGATACTCAATGGCACACGTTTAAAGTAAGTCATGCAAGTATAAAAGCAGCTACCTCTAAAGAGTTTAAAAAGTACAAAATAACACCGTCCTCAGAGCAACTAGCTGCGATAGATACTGCGGCACAGACAGCATATACGAGTATACTTGATAGGGTCAAGTTAATTAAAAAGGACCCTCAAGTTATGATAGACCGAAATACGACGTATTTAAACAGTAAAAGATTGCGTCTAGTTTTTATAACGTATGGGGAGCCTATGGAGAAAGCTTATAGAGCTCAATTAGATCCTAGTGTTACTTTTGATAGACTTAAAATTGTATACAAAGAGGCTTTGCAAAAATACTTTGATGAATTACAAAGAATAACAGATAATGCAATAGCAAAGTACAATACAAAGTCTGGTAGATTGAATAAAGTAAAGACTGTAGGTAAGTTCTTTCACTTAGGACACTTAGATACTATGGGAGTCGCAGAAACGCAGTTTAGAGATGGCTTGGCCAATGCATTCGAAGATTTGCCTTTAGAAGAACATGGTAATATTACCAGTCTTTTAGAGAAAGCAGGAGTAGACTTATCTTTTCAGCGTCTTGATGATAAGGATATGATGATAGTACAAATAGAATCTGCTTCCGATAATATGAGTAGAGGCGGTATTAGTGGAAATCAAAAGAAAAAACTATTAGCTGCTTTAAGAACTGCTATGACTAAGTTTGATCCTATGACTGTATCAGGCTCAGATACTCCAAAACAAAGAAAGCTAAAACAACTTACCAACAAACTTGTAAAGCCTTTTGCAGCTAAAAAAAGTAAGAATATAAAAACTAGTACTAAAGCAGTTCCCTTGAAAAAGAGCGCGTCGAAAAAACAGACGTTAAACACTTCTAGTAAATCTAGTAAAGGGCGAGATAGGGTTAAAGTAGGTCAGATTGCTGTAGCTTCTAAAAAAAGGCCAAAGAGAAATGATAATCCGGCCTCTAGCCCTTTACATATGATGGTAGCAATAAATAAAAGACTGCCTCAAGTAGTAGCACAAAATATGCAGTCACCTCACCTAAATTATCAGACAGGTAGATTTGCAGAATCAGTAAGAGTCACTGACGTAGTAAAGACTCCAAAAGGCTTCCCTAGTGTAGGATACACGTATGCTAAGTTTCCTTACCAAACTTTTGAAGCAGGATATGCACAAGCTGATTTAGGGCTAGACCCTAGAAAATTAATTGATAAGTCAATTAGAGAGATTGCTACTGAACTAGCAATAGGACGATTCTTTACGAGGAGAGTATAATGACAACAGAAAGGCTATATACATCTCGAAGGATGAATATTATAGAATCTCTTGTTAAAAAATTAAAAGATATTGATGGGTCTGGTGCCTATTTAGTAGACGTTAATGAGAATGTTATTCCAAGGCTACAGTTTTGGGATGAGATTGAAGAATTTCCTGCAATTCACTTAAACGCAGGGTCTGAAACACGCGAGTACCAAACCGGAGGTTATAAGGATAGGTACTTATCTGTGACTGTAAGATGTTATGTAAATGAAGAAGATGCACAAAGAGGTCTTAATGCTTTAATGGAAGATGTAGAAACTGTCCTTGAAGAAAACTCCTCTTTAGAGTATGTAGATGCACAAAATAAAACTTACAACACTCAACAAATCACTATAGTCAGTATTGATACTGATGAAGGTGTACTAGAGCCCTTAGGTATCGGAGAGATACTTATAGAGGTTCGCTATTAGAAAATACTGGCACGAACAAAAGTTCACGTCCAAGTCTTTTCAAGATACATAGGAGATAAACTATGGCACAACAACTATTTTTTAGTCGCGACACGAAAGTGTATATAAAGTTCGGCACTAAAGTATGGGATTTACCCGTACTAGATGGCTTTAGCTTTTCGCAAGCAACAAACTCAAGCGAAATCACACTCGCAGAAATGGAAGGATCTGGCGGATCTAGCCGTCGTGGTAGACGTCAGTTTAATGACTCATTAGCACCTGCTGAGTGGTCTTTTTCAACATACGTTCGACCTTTTAAAGCTGGAGGTAGTGCTGATGCAGGTTCAGCTAATGCCGCCGCCCTTACTCACGCAGTAGAAGAAGTACTGTGGGGAATGTTCCTCGGTGGAAAAACTTATGCTGATGATCATCAGTTATTTCAAGCTAAAGTACCCGCATCGATCGCAGCATCAGCTGCAGTAGTAGGTGATTCTTATGTAATTACAGGTCTTGGAGCTACAACACAAGCTCAATGGAATACTTTGGCAGGTACCTCTAGTCTTACCTATGCAGCAGGAGATGCTATTATAGCAGCAGCAGGTGGAGCAGGCAATGGTACTATTGAACAAGTAGTAAATGTTCCTTTAGCCACAAGTTCAACTTTTAATGCTGATTTGTCAAACAGTGCAACTTTAGGTACTGCTGATATATTCTTTGTACTTGGTGATACTAATCGAAAAGTATATAAATTAAAAGACTGTGTAGTTAATGAAGCTTCTCTTGACTTTGATATTGATGGTATTGCTACTATTGGCTGGTCTGGTATGTCTTCAGAAATTATTGATATGACAAGTAAGACCCACACTGGAGCAACTCCTGTTGCTGTTACAGATGACAGAGATGGTGGATCAGTAAACGTCGAAGTAGCAGATATTGTACTAGATACAGGAGCAGCGCATAGATTGAGTGTAATTGCTACAGTACCCGGCAGTGGTAACTGTACTTTAACGGGTGGTATCTTTGAAGGTGCTAGTGATACTGGTAACTTTATTCGTAATAGACTTACTCAGCTAACTGTTGTACCTACAGCAGGTACAAGTTATATTAGTAGTTTAGAAACTGGTGGATACAATATTACTCTTACTGGTGGAAACATCACAATGAGTAACAATGTAACGTTTATTACTCCAGAAGAAATTGGTCTAGTGAACGTTCCTATTGGACACGTTACAGGTACTCGTTCAGTGTCAGGCTCTATGAATTGCTACTTAAGTAAGGATACTACTGTAAATACTCATTCTGCTGATTTATGGGAAGATCTTAAATCTATTACTAGCGTTGTTA